TAATGATTGTCGATTATATCGCCTATAAAGACTGTCTGTGTGCAATTAAATGCTTCGTATTGTTCTAAGCACCAATCTAAATAACCGTCTAGGCAAAACGGTTCGTGAAGGTCACCGATAACTAGAATATTTCTAGTCTCGGTTTCCCTCATTTTTTCTAATGCCACAATTTCATGCGGTTTTAGTCTGTATCTATTATCTTTTAGCGACATCTGCAATTCCTTGTCCAAGTACAAGAGTTAAAGCAGCATAGAATATTTCTTGTGCAGTCTCAGGAGAAACTCCTAGAAATGTTACAATACCAGGAATGACAATTGATCCTACTGCATACCAAAACTTTTTCGATTTTAAAATCGTTGTGATTAACCACGTTTTCATAATTATTTATTTTTGATTATTAAATTTATATTTGTGCCTCCCAAATTTATAATTTCTTTCATAAGTAAATCCATAGCTAAAGTTGAATTATGAACAATATTTTGTTGACTACCTTGTCCAACGAGGATACATCCTCTAGTGTCTTTAGCTGTATTGCCTCTGTGAAATAATATATATGAGCGGTCTTTTACATCTTGAACTAATAAGTGCAAATAGTTTCTTGTAGCACTTTCTCTAGCGTATCTTAATCTTACTTTATATTCTCCTAAAGGGATGCAAGATACACTTCTTTGATTATCTCTATATGGTAACTCTAAAGTATCGCAAAACCTTTCACCATTAACAAATAACTCACCGATAGTAGACTCATCAGTAAAGGTATCACGAATGATTAAAAGGTTTATGTTGTTAGGCTTAGAGATAGTAGGTTTTATAGATTTTGCAGCCTTTAACTTCTTTAACAAATTCTTGACGCATTTTAACCACATTATCTTTGTTTTTGTTATACTTTGGGTTTGTGCTATTTAGCTTAGTCTTCTTCATTTGCACCCTTTAAAACTACAATCACCACACCACTTTAGACAATACGTTTGCCCTGTCAATTTATATATAAGATTGCATATTAGTTTTCTCATTTCTTAAATTTTATGAATTTATAAATAGTGAAACTTATCGCTAATAAAAGCGATAATAGAGTTAGATATTCATTAACCTCTCCTATTAAGGAAACGCCAATTGCTGATCCGTTAGCTAGTCCTACTTGTACTGTGTCTCTTAGGTCTGTCATTGTTTTTTATGTTTGGCTTTTTATCCAAGTAGGATTTTAGCTTAGTTATATTTATTGTTTTTGGTTTATAATACTTCTTCATTATGTTAAGTCAGGAGTTAAAAAGTCTCTTAATGTAAGTTTTGTTCCTTGATTCATTGGTCTTTCAAGGTTTATGCCGTTGTAATATGCGTTTTTATCTGCTTTTACTTCACTACCAGTTGATTGTCCATATTCAGGAAAGAGAGATGTATTATTAGTTAAATAGCTAATCGTTCGTTCTGTATAATATTCAGATGTATTTCTGATTTCTTCACGAAGATGCTGTGCTTCTTCAGTAGAAAGAGCTGTACCAGTTTCTGATGACTTGGAATATATGTTTCCATTTTCTATTTTAAAACGTAAAAATGGCACAGCGTGGTAAAATGCCCAGTTAGGAAGCATATCACCAATGTAATCGTCTAACAAAGTCTTATAAGCAGCATTTGCCACATCACCTATTGTTCCTGCCGTGATTAAGTCTTTTAATTTTTGATTTAACTGAGTGCCAAGTTTTGGTTCGAGATAGAGTTTTTGTGCCTGCCTTACATAAGGGAGTAACAATTCAGTATCTACATTTAAATTAATTGCAGTAGATTCTTTTAATTTTTGTTCTGATATAAATAGTACGTATGCCATAATTAATTGTAATATCCGTTATTTTTCATTTTTCTAGGTGGTATTGCTACAAGCCTGTCGTTCTTTTTAGCTGTAAACCCTTCTGATCTAGCCTTAGTGTAGCCAATTAAATCAGCATCTTCTATTTTAGTAGTCTTAGATTCTCCAATTACTGTCTTAAAGATTCTTCTAGTCCAAAAATGGAAACATTGTGGTCCTCCTTTGTAGAGCCAAATTGAATATGTATTAGCACCATTTATGCCAAAACCAGGATTAACAGGTTTATTACTCATAGCTAAAATATCCTCTTTACGATACATTTTCTTTGCACCCATCATTTGTCTGCAAAAATCTCTTTTAGTTCCTGACTTATTAGTTAAAAAATTATCGTTTTCATATACATATCTAACTCTAAAATAATCACCTGATTTTTTGGATAATCCGTCTTGCTCTGATTTTCTGTCAGGCAAAGCCCTACCTGTACTTGCTAATTCTAATTTTTCACTAGCAGCATCATTTAAAACCGCCTCAAAGTCAAAGTCTTGGTGCTCTCCATCAACAATTTCTTCTTCTACTAATTCCCAATCTTCAGGAATATCCTCTCCAAATTCTTCAATAAACTTAGAAAGTTCAGTAGCCTCCGAATGCCCTTCACAAGCCATATAAGCCGTTCTACCCTCATATTCGTGTTCGTGATACCCACTACACCCTAAAGTCTTTGCGTGAGCCTCAGCCTCTTCTATTGTGCTAAAAACAGGCTTTCCATCAATCATACCGACTTTACTAAAGTCTTCCCTTACTTCAACATTTAATGGTTTAAGCCCCATTTCTTCTCTCAATTCGTCTTCCGTCATGATTCCTTTTAAGTCTTCTGACGTAAATTCTAATGTTATTGGCTTTAACTGTACAAACTCAACAGGTAAATCCATATCGTTTACTGAGAATATAGTTTGTAAAGTGTTTTTAATGTTTAACTGAAACGGAATTATTACTGTGTTAAGATAAAAATTAAAGGCTGAATTAAGTTCATCAACATTTGACCCTAATCCTGTATCGTTTTTAATCCCCATAAGCATAGGGCTTGTTACACGGTGTCCTGTAAGGATATTTTGAACAAGTAGCTCTTGTAGTGCTAAATACTGTTTATCTGCGTCAGAAACGCTTATAGGCGTTATCTCAGGCGTTCTAGTACGGTCTTCTGAGAAACTTAAAATAAATTTGCCACTATTAGAAGCCCCTGTAAATTTTTCAACAAGACTTCTCTCTATTTGCATTCTCTCTTCCTGTGTTGGAATACCATTGGCGAAACTCACAAAGTAAGAGCCACTAAATCCGTTTTCTATATTATTGAGGTGGAACTCTGCAACTTTTTGATCCACTAAAGCCCAGTTGTTTGCAGCAACATAATCTGGCGTATGATATATGTCCATATTAGGACTATAAGAACCTGCATATAATAATTGGCTTGTTGCTGTTCTATCATTTCTATTAAAAGCTGAAATAGGATAAGGCTTGTGTGTTCTTGTGTTTGACCAGTCTGCTGAGATAAAATATGTATCTACTTGCCCCATCTCATTAGGTCTTCCTGCTCTTACTCTTTCAACAGGCACGTGGTAAACCTCAGAGATTTGCGTTCTTTCACGATTAAAAATAATGTGCAAAGCGTAAGCCCCTTGTAGTTTAAAATCAAAAGCAACCTTTTTAATTACTTGATGTAAAGATTCTTTAGAGTTTGCACTTTTTAAAAACTTTTTCAATCTTACGTAAGCGTCTAAATTAGTATCTTCATCAGAAGCGATTAGGTCTTTACCACCAATCATTTCAGCAGTAGCATTTACGATTGCAGCATGAGTTGAAGAATTGTAATAAAGATCAATTAGAAATTGTGGATATAAATTTTTCCAATTTTCAGTTCCGTATTCTATATAATCTTTACCTCTAACTTCTTGCACTATTGGTGCTGTTGCTGTTTCTAGATTTATTGAAATGATATTGTCTTTCATGTTTTTTTATTTTATAAACTTGCTAATCTAGCATTCACATTAGCTGTTAATGTAGCACTTGTAGAACTGTAAAATTGAAATTCTTCTGCTGTTCCTGTATAATCATTTAGACCACCACCTCTATGTCCTATTATGTTAATTTTTACAGTTCCAGTTCCTGTTTCAGTATCTGCCAATGCAGTTCCATTTTTGTGTACAGTTATAAGGTTTGAAGAATCTCTAGTAACAACAATATAGTCATCACCCCAAGTACCACTAGATAAATCAAATTGTTTTGCAACATTGTCGATTTTTATTGTCATTCTTGTTGTACTCTGATATTTTATAAAATCAGCATCTGTACCTGATGAACCAGAATTACCAATTAAAGCACCCAATCCTGTTGGATTAGCTATATAGCCAATAGTAAATTCTCCAGTAAAATCTAATGTTGATCCCATACTAAGAAAATCATCATTTGCACCTGTAAAGGTTAATACGCCACTAGAATAAGCAGGTCGATTACCAACACTTGTTGTTATATTATTACCATTAGTAGAACTATCTGACCAAGCAGTAATATCACCACCACTTTCAGTAACACCAACACCTCTTTGATACCAAGCCTCAAGACTTGATTCGTCAGTAGGTGACCACGCACCACTAGAAGGATACTTTGATGAATTTAAACTTAAAGCTAATTTTAATGCTAACATATTATTCTTTATAACAAATAGCCACTCCGCTAGTTATAGTTAAATCTGTCACATTAAGAAATAACGACGTTCCAGCGCTAAAGGTTGTTTGCAGACCACTTTGTACTGCGCCACCTACTTTTAAAACAGTAACTACTGTTTCAATAGGAAAGTTTACGCAGTAAAAGTCTTTACTAGTAACCGCAGTTGATCCTGATAAAATTTCTGTTCCTGGATTTTTACCTAGTTGTTCTGTTAATAATTGTTGTACGTTTTCTATTGCCATTTTTTTTTATTTTATTGTCCGTAATATATATAATTTGTTTCTTCTATACTTGCTGTTATTGATGCGTCTATTGTTGCACCTCCGCCTGATACTGTTACAGTAGGGTTCTCTGTATAACCATTTCCAGCATTTGTTATTGTTACTGTATTCACAACACCATCTTCAACTGTTGCTGTTGCAGTTGCTTGTGTTATATTGTCTCCAACTATTGTTAAAGTTGGTGCTGATGTATAACCTGCACCTCCATATTTTATTGTTAATGTTTGTACACTATTTGCACTTTGTATGTAAGACACTTCTTCCGTTCCACTTCTTTCATCTATATACATTTTTCCTTTAGTTACAAGTCCTTGTACAACTCCTCTTGTATCAGCAGTTGGTGTTAATACCGCTAACTCTGTTTCAGGTGCTCTACCAGATACTAATGAAGGTGCTGCAACCCAACTTACTTCATACACTTCATATTTCCAATATCCTGCTGGTGAAAGGTTTATTCTTCCTAATAATACATCAGGAGTAGAATTATAATTAAACAGAAAATAAGTATATCTGTCATATATTATTTCAGTCTTTGCATAAGCATAAGCTACATTTCCATTTACATCATTAGTAAACTTAAACAAGTGCTTAATGTTAGAAGAAGTAACAGTAGTATTAATTCTGTTGTCCTCAGTTTGTAAGTAGGTTGTAATGTCAGTTTGTGTAAATCCTTGTATCATATACTATATAATAGAAAAAGACTGATTTTATTTGCCTTATAAAAGAAAAGAGTGACATTTAAGCCACTCCTCTCTAGAAATATTTGAAAACTACTAATTGTGTTTTTTAAAATTAATCATTATCAATTGTAAGTCCTGATATACCTGCGTTAGAAAATGGTGCGTTACCTGCGGCAACATCTTCTAGCATAGCAAATGGTTCAGGCTCTAATCCGTCAAAGGTTAAAGTGTATCCATTTCTGTCTCCAAATGCTGCACCACTATCCATAGTACCTGCGTTTAGTTCCATACCATTTACCATTCCCATACAAAGAATAACGTCATTACCTGTTCCTGTATGAGTTTGATTTAATTGAACAAAAATTCTTAATTTTGTTTGAGCTAAAAGTTTGATTTCGTTTTGATCTTCTTTGGTCAAACGATTAAGTATAATATTTACAGTTGGTGTGTAGAAAACAGTTCCGTTTTCACGACTACCTGTTATAGTATCTGTTATTGAAGCAACGCCAAGTGGCATTGTATATCTATAAATTGTTGATGTTTGAAAGTTAATAGTGTCAATCTCTAAAGGATGCGTACTATCGTATGCCCAATCAGCTCTTGCAAAATCATCATAAACAGAAAAATAAACAAACTTAACACCACCTGATATTCTATTACAATCAAGCCCTCTACCTTTCGTTAATGCTGTACATGCCATATTTTTTTATGTTTTAAAGGTTAAAGGAGCAAGGGTTTTTACACCCCTGCTTCTATTAATTAAGTTATTTACGATTGATGTACTATATCAGCACCTACTCCTAACTGAACTCCCATAGCATATTTACAAACTAAACGAATGTTTGAACTTCCGTCTAATTGGCTCATATCGAGCAAATTAATACGCGTTGTATCTGAAATCAGGTCAGCCCCTACGAATAAATTACTTCTTTCTGCTGCTACCAATTGATTATCTGCCATTCCTGGACAAACAGCGATTTTGTATCCTTCGAATACAGGCTCGTAGTCTCCGTTCATATTGTAAGCATTAACATATCCTAATGTAGATACTGCTGAAATGTAGAAAGCATAAGTCTTAGGTGACATATAAATATGTAAGTCTTCTTTTCTTAATACAGGAGAAATGTTAGCCGCCATATCAGCCGTTAAAGTTTGTAAGTTTGCTATAATGTTAGTGGCTGTATAAGCACCTGAAGCTGTTGAAGATACTACTGTACCATCTACTGCAAAAGCCCCTGTTGTACCTGTTAAGAATCCTTCAAACTCACCATTAGTTGCTCCTGTTCCTGTCCAAATGTTGTTCTCAGCGTGATTAGCTATAATCTCACCAATGTAAGAAATAACGTAATCATCAAAAGATGCTGGAGGTGGTGCACCTGCTCCTGCTCTCATTTCTAAAGCCTCCCAGCTAGATAACAAGTTTTTTGAACATAAATCCATATTAACTTGTAGATCCTTTACTTGTAAAACTTTTTCGGTCAATTCAAGTTTTCCTGCTCCAGTAAAATCGCAAGTTGCGTTTCTTACTACTCCATTTCCTGAACCATCTGCTCCGTGTGACATTTTTTGAATAACTGACTTAAACTTTATGTTCTCCATTAAAGTTAAATAGTCTAAACTTTTCGCTTCTTTTAAAGCTGCTGATATGTAGAATCCAGCCGCCTTCCCAGCAAACGAACTGCCTGTAATTGTTGGTTGTGACATAATTTTTGTTTTTTATTTGTTAATTATTATTTATTTAAATTGTATATAAATCTCTCTTGCTTAGTAAGTTTATTGTATTGTTTTCTTGATAATACAGGTTTATCTGAGCTAAATTTATTTGTGTTGATTGGTGCATCAGCAGGTGATTCTGCTAATTCCGTTTTTAGTTTTTCATTTTCAGATTTTAATTTTTCAATTTCTTCTTCTGCTGAAAATTCTTTTACTTCAGTAGTCTTAGTAGTTACTGTTCTTGGTTTTTCACTAGGCTCTGCAACTTCTTCTGTCATTTCAACATCTTCAGTTTCTCCTTCGCCCATTCTTGCTTTTATATCAGCAATAGCATCTTCTAAGTTATCTACTCTGTCTTTCATTTCTTCGTAAGACTTAGCCCAATCTGCTTTCTCAGCAGGACTTTCATCTTCGTAGTTGTCTTCATCTTCTTTTGCCATTTCTTCTTTTTCTTCTTTATCGTCTCCTGCTTCAACTTCTTCTTCAGTTTCTGATTCCATAACCTCAGCAACTACACCTTCTTCTTCTACTCTAAAAGACACGCCTTCTTCTGTCTTGTAAGTTCCGATTGGTAAAAGGATAGTTGTACCATCTTCTGTTAATACTGAGATGTCCACCCCAGCTTCAAGTTCTTCAGCAGTAGAAACGAAAATAGTACCATCTTCGCTTTTTGCTTGCCAAGCTAATTTGATTTCTTCTTCGGCTTTGTTTAAGCCAAGTGCTACTAGTATTTGTTCTTTTAAGTCCATAGGTTCTTTTTTAATATAATAGAATAGTTATTTATTTATTTGATTTTCTTTTATTATCTCGTTTAAAGCTGATAGTATTTGCTCGTCAGTTGGAGTTTCTTTTTGCATAGATTCAAATTTATCTGTAAAATACCCTTCAATACTTAGCCCTTTAAGCTCCCCTGCTTTTATCTTTTGCCATAAATCATCATTTGTTATTTTCATTTTAACAAACCAAGTGCCATTAGGCAAATCAAATCCGTATAATTTTGACTTATCGCTATCACCTTCTTTTATCCAAGACT